GCTTCTACCATATAAGGTGAAAAATAATCAGATAAGAAAACATGCTTGCCATCTTTACGTTTTGGTGTTGCGGAAATACCTATTTTAACCTTTGCGTTTAAAGAGTTTAAAGCTGTTGAGAACATTTCTGCAGGGCAAAGGTGAGCCTCATCTACTATGATTGTAGAAAAAGCATTTTCTAACTCATCTCGTCTATTATAAATAGATTTATAAATACCTACTGTAATATCTTGTATATCAAATAACCCATCACCTACTTTTCCTATTTTAGCCGAAGGTAGTTGACGTTCTAATTCTTCTATCCACTGTCTGAATAAAAGTTTAGTATGAACCATAACCAATGTTTTAGTATTGTTTTTAGAAATAATTTCACAACCTGTAAAAGTTTTTCCCCACCCACAAGGAGCTTGTAATATGCCAGATCTAGCTCTACCTCTAGATAAGAATTTATCTGCTACTTCTTGCTGTTCCCACCTTAGTTCGCCTGCAAACTTATGTTCATTATCCATTTGAGTAAAATTACGATCATCTTCTAGTTCGTCCCACGTTAGCTTATGATATGAATTAGAAGGCACTATATAATAATCATCATCTTCTGATATGGTAGATAACCACTCATCTCCATTATCATAAGTATATAAAGATAAAAGTTGATCTACATCAACAACATCCTCTTTTTTAATGTAAATTTTTTCTGCTAAGTATATCTTTTTTACATGAACTTTATTAAGAGACAAAAGCTTTCTCCTGTAAGAAGTTTCCTGCACTGCGCTTGCTGCCTTCAGTAAATCCTATCCCAATAAATCTATTTTTCATATCATTATTAAAATCCATATTGCCACATACCATTATTTTATCTGAGTCTGGTCGAATAAACTTCCAAAAAACATCATTATCTATGTGATCAGTAATTCTACCAGAGAGTATTCTTAGCGCTGGTTCGTCTTGTGTTACTGTTGGATAGTAATTAAAATATCCGTCTAGTGATAACAAAAACTTATGATAAGATTTAAGCTCGGCTCTTGTTCTAGCAGACCAAGCTAAGTTGACTGTATCAAATCTTTCAAATGTTTCTGGATCTCTTAACAAGCTTATGAAGGGAGCAATCCCTGTACCCGTGGCAAACATCCATAAGTTTCCTCCAAGTTCAATATTAGCCAGTGTAAGTGTACCCGTACTACGCTCGTTCATATACAGCGTATCACCAGGCTCATATCTGCTAAGTTCTTTGGTAAGTTCTCCTTTAGGTACATTAATACTTAAAAACTCTAAGTAGTCATCTCCTGGCCCGCTGGTGATACTGTATGCACGCTTAACACTTGTTTCTCTACAACTAATCATGACGAATTCGCCAGCAGTAAAACGAAACGTGTTAGGGCGCTCTGTGCGTATTCTAAACGTTGATTTGCAGTAGTGTTGAACTTCCGTAACTATTAACTTTATCATATTCTAACCTTATCATTCCCACCTGCAGGAATTTTTACTCCTACAGCGGTGAATTTTTTTGTTATAGCGACAAGATCATTTATTTCGCCTTGCTTGATGACTACTATATCACCTTTTTTTATTTTTGCACCGTTTATAGTGCCTTTGCCTCTGACAACTAAAAGAATTTCAGTACATTTAGTATGATAGTGAGGATCTGTATATCCCTGTTTTATTGTGCTATAACATACTTCTACAGCAGTTGACCTTACTATCGCCTCATTAAAGTCGCCAATGTACCAACCATTTTTTCCCGCATTTTTAAGTTTACTTATTTGCATTTATAATCAAAAACCACTATAATCTCTCTGTAGGTTTACCAGACTGTGCAAGCATATAATTATTTACTACTTTTACTAATTCTGCATGTGTATCTTTGAACCATGTTGCTACGTGATAATCATAATGATCTGGTTTTACAAATACGACGTTTGTCTCGTGGTATTCACTTTCTTTTATAGTATCCATCCACACAGTATAATCAGGATTAAACCAATCTCTAGCAACCTGTGTTGGACAAATAAAGTCTGCTACTGCTATCTTGCCTGCCATCACTATACCATCTGCAATATGCCCCATACGTAGTGCCTGACGCAACCTTCCTTTGATACTAAAGTCCCAATCATCGTGTTGAGTTCTGATTGAATTACCATTTAAGTAAACACCCCCGATAAGGTTAGCAAAAGGTTTTGCTAATGTACTTTTACCGCTACCTGGTAACCCGCATATTAAAATCTTCATAATAATATTTTCTTTCTTAACCCTATATTTTTATCATTTAGGGTAAATTCCCTTAAAAACCATTCATTTTCTAAACTTATTAAAACTCCATAAACATCTTCTGGTATCTCTAAGTCTTCTTGTGTTGGTATTTCAAACGGATAAGAAATTTTATCAAACCATACAAAATTTTCTCTTACTTTTTTTACGGGAAGTTTTAAAGAAGTATGATAAGACATATCGGATATATCATGAGGTCTCGCTTGAGAATCCATTCCCCATTTAGGTCTTTGAAAAATTAATTGTGCTAAATTTTTACAGGTACAATCAAACGTTAGCCGTTTATCTATCTGTAATAGTCTTGCAAAATAATCTCCGTCTAAAGACTTATCATCTATGGTTTCTTGATGACTCTGTAGAGTTCTATGTACAAAAATTTTTGTTAAGCTAAAAGTAATCTTTTCTGGTTTTTTATATAACCCAAAAAAAGGATACTTAATATCCTTATAAGTCTTCAAGCTCACCCCAACTAGGCCCGATCTCGAAATCTACTTTTATAGGACAGTTTGGAATTGATAAGCCACGATCTATTTGAATACATTTGCGAGCATTCTCAATATAATCATCTACCAAGTCTTCTCTAACTTCAGATACGATAGAATCGTGTACTACTGTAAATGGTTTAATGGCATCAAGATAGTCATTATCTTCAATCCATTTAATAAGATCAACTACGCCTAGAATATTAATATCAGAAGCAACAGATTGAACTAAGAAATTAACTCCAGATCGAATTGCGTGTTTAGATACACCTGGGTTAGGAGATTTTGCTTCTGGTAGTCTGCGCTTACGACCAAAGAAAGAATAAATAAAAGCATGATTTTCTATTTGTGAGTTTGACCCGTCAATAAACTTTTTTAGAGCTTTTGCTTCTGAGAAGTACTTATTAATGAATTGCTTAGACTGAGGAATAGATATTTCTTCTCCAGACTTAGCATCTTTATTAACTGTTTCAGCAATTTTTGCAGGACCTGCTTGGTACATAATGCCAAAAGTAATAGCTTTAGCATATTGTCTTTGTGCTGGGTATATCTTCTTAACTTCGTCAACGTCACAATCTAGATTAAACATTTGTTTGGCTACATACGAGTGGAAGTCGAGTTTATCAATAAAAGCTTTTTGTAAGAATTGATCTCCTGATAACATAGCTGCATAGTATACCTCAGCTGTTCCTAAGTCACACTGAATTATCTTGTATCCTGGTCTTGCTCTGAATAATTTTTTGATGTCTTTGTTATCGCGTGGAATATTCTGATAGTTGAGGTTTCCACTGCTAGATAAACGCCCAGAAGTAGTACCGTGAATATTAAAACCAGAACGAAGCCGACCATCTTTATCTACTCCTTTTCTAATGTTAGATATATAAGTTCCAGCTAGCTTACTCTTTTCTCTTAGATCAAGAATCGCATCTGCTAGAGGGTGCCCCATATTTGCAAGAACTTCTTTATCTGTTGAAGGAGCCCCTGTCTCTGTCTTCTTAGTTACTTTCATGCTAAGAATATTGAAGAACAGTTCACGTAGATGATAAGTAGAATTAGGGTTAAAGTCTTTACCCTGAGTACGTTCAAATCGTTGAACTGCATCACTCATCATAATTTCTTCGTGACACTCTTCCATGTCAATAGTGTACTGTTCTGTAAGATGGGTGACTTGTTCAATATTAATCGGGCCACCATTCTTTTCAAGTCTTTTCATAGCATGTGTGGCTGGCATAAGAATATCTTTGTAAAGTCGCAAGAACTCTTCGCTTTTTTCTACTAAAGGCCAGAATTTCATATATAGCTGAAAAGTAGCATCAGCATCTTTACAAGCATAAGGAGCTAAGATATCACTTGGTAACATGCCATAATTAAAGTCTGCTAGTTTAACCTTATTCTTACGAGCCCAAGATTTCTTATAGTCGTCTAACTCTCTTTCGTAATCACCAAGATCAGTAAAACGTAACGCTAAAGGTTTCAATCCATGAGTACCCACAGATTCTTCTAGACAGTAATGTAGTAGCATAGTGTCTTCATAGTCTGGAAATTCAAAACCAATTTCTGTTTCCATATAGTTAGTATCAAATTTTGAATTATGAAAGATACATTTTCTATCTTTAAATAAGTCATGAAACCACTGTTTGTGTTTATAAACAAGCTCGCTTGAAACATATAAACCCTGGTGCGGTCTAGTAGATATAGCAATGCCTAGAATAACACCCGTATGTGGAGATACAGAAGTTGTCTCAATATCTACTACTAGTGTTGTTGCGTCTTCTAGCTCTTTTATGTAAGTGTCTAGCTGTCCTTGAGTTTCAATGAAACAGTAGTCTTTTTCGTGTGTTTGCAAATCTTCGCCTGAGAGTAGTTTAGGAATCTGTGCAAAAGCACGTTGAATTTCATCTTCCATTTGAGGTTTGATAATACAAATATTAGGATGCATAATAGGAAGATACTTCTTTTCGATAAATACACCATTGTATTTTTGAATACCAGTCATACCAGCAACATACTTAAGAGCATCCGCGCCAATAGGACACATGATTTTATAGCCTGTAAGCTCGTCCATATCTAGGTCGATATCTTTCTTAAGAATTTTTTCTTTGGATCCTGAGTGTAGAAACTTAGTATCGTATTCTACGCCTTTCAAATATTTGTTAATAACTTTGTCAGGATTTTTTTCTGCCGCACTTGCAAACACAAAGCACACACTATTCATTAATAAACACCTTTCCGCAATATTCACATACTGCTTTTTTATTTTGTAGTTTATAATACACTTTTGGATGATCGTTTGAACAGGACACAGTGTCTGTAGTTACTACAACAACTTCAGTTTTTTCTCCTGCAGCCTGCTTTTTAAATAAGTCATTTCTTGCTATGCCACTCATTTTAAATACTTTTCTGCTTGCCTTTGATTTATATCGCCCGGGTCTGTACCTACTGGTAGTTTAATATTGCGTGAAAAAATATCACGAGTATTAAGTAGCTCGGCAATCTTAGTAGCAGCCATTTGACCAGGAGCATCAGGATCCATTAATATATCAACCCTTGTTACTCCTATACGATCAAGTATTTCTAGCTTCTTTCTATTAAAGTTTGATGCACCAAATATACATAAAGTATTCTTATACCCTAACTGCCACATATTCAACATATCAAAGATACCCTCAACTAATATCACATAGTTAGTATTTTTAACTTTATCTAGCGGAAATAATATCTCGGATACAGGAGCACCTTGAGGTCTACGATAGTATTTAGGTTTTCCTGCTACTAAGCCTGCATATCTTCCTTCTATGAATTTAAGTTTACCAAATTGATAGACAGGTATGCAAATATAATCTTTCAGTCCCAAGTGTTGAGTTGTAAATGCTTGAAACTCTTTCATGGTACTCCCACTTATACCTTTAAACTCTCCATTATAGATGTGACGTTCTTCTGGTAATTGAATCTCATCAATTTCTACTAGTTTTCTGATTTTATCTTTAAGTTTTTTTATTTTAAAAGGTTGTTTACTATCAACATCTAGTCTAATAGTCTCACCTATAGACTGCATAAACTTAGTTATTCCGCCAGAGAAGTTACAACTCCAACAGTGAAACATGTTTTTTTCTAAGTTATATGAGAGACTAGGAGATTTATCTATATGCTCTCCACTAGTACAACTAATTAAAATCTCAGATGGATTATTAGTTTTGCGGTACTCAATACCTCTTCGATTTAAAAGATCAACTAAATCCATTATTTACCTATCAACAATGTTTTTTTACTACTATCCATGAATCGTTTTTCTTCTTTTGACATACAACCCCAGTATCTTATGAGCTGTAAATATAAATCCCAAACAATTTGACCGTTTTTCTTATAGTATCCTGTTTCCATCCATTGGGTGAATGCTGCTAGTTTTGATTTCATAAGTCTTTTGCACCTTCCTGTTTATCTGATCCGAATTTTACAGCTGCATGAGGTTTTTCACTCACCACTTCAGACATATTAGGGTTGATCTTAACACAAGACCAATCCATATGTACATCAAAACTCATGTGCCTGCCATTTCTCATTTTAGTTGTGTGGATTGTTATTTTATTTTCTAAAGTACGTTCTTCTGTTTCTGGTGGAGGGAAGAAGTTAAAGCTTCTGTCTGCAGAATCTAGAATACCTTTTGCAAACCTTGCTTCTCCCGAAGCATCAATTTGATAGGGAGAAATCATTGTAATGTCATACTTACGCGACAATGATTTAAGATTGTCAGCAATAGTAATTTGTGTTTGCCAGTCTTTTTGGTTATCGTGTTTAACGATATTGATATAGTCTACGACACCCATATTAAAGTTAGGATATTTTGAAGCAAACATATTACAGTAGTGATCTATGCGATTAAGAGTAAGAGATTCATCATCAATCATAAACAATCGATGCTCTTTCATATCTGGTTTCTCAATCTTTACACGTTTTTCAAAGTTTTTAAAATCTTTTGTATACTCTAAATGCTTCATCAAGTCATCAACCTTTTCTGAAGGTTTATAGAATGTCTCAAATTTTGCTTTTGCAAGCTGTAACCTTTGCGTGTCGTTTAGCTTGTTTCTAAAAATATCAAGAAATGGCACGCCCGATACAATTGCTAATACTCTATCATATACTTCTTTATATCGCATCTCAATCGTAAAGAAAGCAACAGTATTACCTTGTAAAAATCTATTAATAGCTAAGTTCAATGATATAATAGATTTACCAGATCCCCTTCTACCTCCTAGTAGAATAAGTTCTTGTGTTGCAAAACCGCCATTAACAGCATCAAACTCTGATGATAGCCCTGATGGGTATATTCTAAAATCGTCTTCAGACGGGAAAAAGTCTAACTCTGCAATATCATACAACTCGTCGTCATGAGGAATAGCTTGATTGAGGTGTAATAAATGATTTTGAAACTTATCTACAACTTCTACTTTTTCGAGATCATCTAAATCATCAACTAACTTATCCATAAAGTGAATAGTTTCATCTCGTATATAGTAGTCTTGTAGTTGTGCTACTAAAAACTCATCAGCAATTTGTTCATTTTGATTATCTTCAGAACAAATTTGGTTCTCAATATACTCTTGTAATCCAATGTCTTTTCGCAACGCAAGAATCTCGTCTGTAGAAGGCAGACGGGTGTTAGCTTTATAAAAAGACTTAATCTTATCGTACAATACAGAATTAATACCTGTAAAGTACTGATTCAATAGTTTAGAGTATAGATCATTACTCTGCGTATCTAAGAGTCTACGCAGAGTAAGCTTTTGTAAATCAATTGCCATTAACCAACCTTAACAGGAAATAGTTTATCACGAGTGACGGTTTTATAACCGCCATAATCATCTGTTTTATATATGAGGTAAGATTCTCTACCTGTTTCTTCTATAACTTTACTAACTTTTTCGCGCTGACGCAAAAAAGACCCTAGTTTACGGGTAGGTAAAACTTCTCCTTCTAGCATCCAATAAATTTCGTAGTGAATACCTTCTGCAGGTTCTAAATATTTACCTGACATTCCATCACGCCCTGGTTTAAAGGGGTATGTTTCAATATATTTTTGAAAACCGTTTTCATGAGCCTCTAACCATTCTTCGTCATATACTTCACGAACATCTGCAAAAGTATTTTCTGCAGCTAGGAATACTTTATCGCCTTGAACAAACTTAACTTCTAAGTCTTGAACAACATGATCTACTTGTGCAGCCTTGCCTTTGCCTCTAGCACGGATAGGCACATTCATGTCCATTAGAATTTTTTTGACTCTTTGTGGAGAGATATGAAACTGTTTTGCTAATGCAGATTGCGTTTCACCTCCAAGATATGCGTCTGCAATACCTTGTTTTTCAACTTTAGTAAATATCTTATTGCGAGCTTTCTTTTTTAAATCAGCTTCGCGTTCTAATTTTTCGTGGAATTCTTTGATGATGTTATCAAGACGTTTTGTATTATAAGCAATACCAAGATGCTCACAAATAGACTTCTTAGTCTTATTCGCTTTAAGCATCCAGATAGCTTGACGAATTTTTGCTTCTGTGATTTCTGCCATTGATATCTCCTGTAAATTATGCCTAATTATAACAATTTAAGGAGGACTGTGCAAGATATGATTTAATGAGTTATGAGATCATCATCGGCATAATACATATCTGCAATGATGTTACGTATAAATCCTTTATCAGTATATACTATTGTAAATTTTTCTTGAAAAAACTTATTAGTTCTATACATCTTTTCTACATAAAAAGAACTATTATAATACTCAAGTAAGTTTTCAAACTCATCAGAGTTTTCTTTTACATCTGGAAAATATTTTCTAGCTATTTTACGATAATACTCTACTCTTACTTTTGGCTCCATAGATAGAACAGCGTCAAGAGTAGAATCTTCTAAGTCATCTAACAGAAAGGGTGTCATACATTTTTACCTACATTCTAAATAAAATAGGGATGGCGTTACCACCATCCCTGCTTAACCTTTTAAAAGTTAAGTTGTGATTACTCACCAGCAGCTTTAGGTGTGTAATCTGCACAGCTCAGACCCCGGCGGGTAAGTACTGTTTTGACACCACGAACTGTTTTGTCAAAAGATGTTGCGATCTCTTCGACAGTCTGATCAAGCATATCATCGATACCCTCATATGGGTCAGACTTAACAGCTTTTTTGTCACGCTGAGGAGCCTTGAGGCCCATTGACAGCAACTTGCCACGGATAGAGTTTACAGAACGACCCATTGCGTCTGCAACTTCTTCAAGGTAAGATCCGCTTTCGACCATTGAAGTGATCTTAGCTTCTTCGTCCTCAGAGTAGGTACGTGGGGTAATCTTCTTTTCAGCTGGTTTGACATGCGAGGTCATTTCCAGTGATAGAGCTTTACCATTAATCTGACGTGCAGTGAACTTGCTACCAGCAAACTGGTCAGCAATTTCTTCTGCAGTCAAATTGCCAGAATTTGCTTCCAAGAAAGATGCAAGAGCATCAGTTTCGTCAGCAGAAAAGACAGGAGCTGCACCTGGCTTTTTAGGTACGTCGTAACCCAGCTTACGCAATTTAGCTGTTACAGAACGACGTGGAAAATCGAACTCACCCATGAGTGATTCGATAATTTCTTCGGTTACACCTGAGCCTGCAACGTCGTGCATGCGAGTAACCATTTCGTCAGTGTATTCAAACTTAGACATGTATTTGTTCCCCTTGAACTTAAGTTTTGTTGAATTTTCAAGAGTTTGTTTTTCTCTTGACTTTATATAGAGATATTACAGAAAAACTTTATAACAAGCAACTGAAATGTTACGGATTTTGGTATCCTGGTTCTTTTTCTTTTTATTAAAAATCACCAGATAACACATTTTTTTGGCTTGACCAATAGTCAATGATGGTTATACCAAGAGTAACAGCACGCTTATACTTAGATGATGTTGTATCACCGCCAGTAATAAGAGCATAACAATCTTTAGTGACAGTTGATGTTACTTTAAATCCAAACTTTTCTAAGCGATCACCTAGATCACCGCGTGTCATATCCAGCTTACCTGTAATACACACATTTCGAGCAGGAGTTCCTACAACGTCTTCAACCGTGACATTCTGTTCAAGTTGAAGAGGTAGAGTATTTACCCACTCTTCGTTTTCGTCAAGCCAAGATAAAACTGATTCAACAGTAGAAGGACCTATACCTTTTATTTCTGTGGTTTCTATGTCTCTTAGATTTCTAAAAGCTGGAATCTTACTGACTATAAGTTTAGCCGCTCGTCTACCAACCCCAGATATACCAAGGGAAGCAAGAACAATATCATAAGGTTTAGTTTTAGTTCTTTCTATCTCAGCCTCGACCTTAGAGCCGTTAGCTCCAAGCTTACCCCAATTTTGACCTTCAAAAAGATCTACTGGGTGAGTAAGTCCCATCTTCTGTACAGAAGCCGGACCCAATCCTTTTATATCAAGAGTTTTGATAAAGTGCTCCAAAACTTTTGATGTATTTATATTATTCTTATCAGCTACCATTAGTCTAGGACCATCTCTCTTTGTCTGCATACCAATGGTCTGTTCAGCATGATATTTATTAACTTTTATTCTGTGCTCAGAGTGTTGTACTACTCCAATGAATTTAGGTATCACACCCCCAGCACGTTCAATCTGAATTGTATCACCTAATCCAAGATTATGTTCTTCAATAATACCTATATTATGAAGAGTAACACGAGATATAGTTGCATCATCTAAAACGACAGGCTCTACAACACCTGTTGGATTAACGGTTCCTGTACGGCCTACTACCCATAGTACATCTTGTAAGGTTGTGATTGCTATTTCAGTCATTCGTTGTTTTAGAGCTACTGCAAACCTTGGGTATTTAGATGTATAACCTAACTGTTGTGATTTAGCATAAGAGTTACAACGATACACTATACCGTCTTTTGGGTAATCCCACGATTGGTCTTCAAGAACTGTAAAAAATCCTGCGTTTTTAAGTATTCTCATTCTTGGCTCATAATCCATAGATACGCCTAACCAGTCATGAGCGATAAATCTAATATTGCGTTGAGCAAACTCTGATGGACTGTCTAAACCCAAAGCTCCAGATACATAGTTCCTAAAGTTTTCAACATTATTATCTGTTACACACTCACCATTAACTACTACTTCATCATAATCAAGATCAATTCTAGTTGGTGCGCCTTTTAACATTCCTATAAGATGTGTAACATCTGTTCCTTGTTCACCATTACCACGAGTTAACCCCATCTTTAATTTACCTCTACGGTAGATTAGTGTTAAGTTAGTACCATCAATTTTAGGGAGTTTGACATTCATCCAAGCTTCTAATTCTTCTTCTCCTTCATATATTTTACGGAGAGAGTATAGTTTGTATGGATGAGTAACTTTGCCAGCAGCACCGCCTATGTGTTTAGTAGGAGAATCATGATCTCTCCAACCTTGGGCTTTTTCCATATTCTCAAGTTTATCATATAGTTGATCATACTCTGAATCTGTTATCATAGATGCAGAGTTATCATAATACGCTTGATTATGTTTTTGGATAAGTTGTTTGAGTTCTTTGTAATTCATATAAAGATAATATCGGAAAATTAAGCATTAAGAAAGTCTTAATTTACTTATTATCTTCTGAGTCGTGTACATAAAGCTGAAGTAACGCATAGTGAAGAACTTTCATTACATCTTTACGAGCATCTTCTTTGCTACCCTTTTTACCATATCTTTGAGCATATTTTAAGACATTACCAATACAAAACCCAGTGCCATGACCCCCATCCATAATAAACTCTGTTGCTTGAAATTTATCACGAGAATAATGTTGGTTATAAGTATCATCAATATAAGCTTTAAACTCTTTGATTAAAGAATCCTCATTATACTTATAGTTTGGTGTTTCAATTACTTTGATTTCAAGATCACCTGAATCTTCTACAAAGCTTTCCACCCATTCTTCAGTTTTAGTACGTTTTGTACTACCAAAATCACGTTCATATACGGTTTTACCTCGATCAGGAGACTCAAAGATTTTTTTACGTTGTGGAAATTTAGCAGGTATTTCTTCTTCAAGCATTCGGCGCTTCATATATTCTTCATGTTTTTCGTGCATCATATATTACCTATTTAGAGTGGGGAGGCATTCTAGTTTCTACAAACCAGACATGTTGTCGTAAACCAGGATGGTATCTACGAATACGTAGCTTTTTACCATCCCTAAGCTGGCTTAAAGTTTTTGCATGAATAAAGTGGTATGATGCACTATTACGGCTCTCGCCTTCTGGCACCATATGCACTTTATTTAGTTTATTTTTCTTTTTCGAAGCCATCATTCAACCTTATTTTTGATTGCAGTTAAAAGTTTAGAAAGATTTTCTTTTTTATTAAGATTAACTCCATCAACTTCTATTTCTAGTATATCTTCTAATTCACGAAGCATAACTTTAACTGTAAGTGACTTATCATCTTCTTCAATAATAGGTTTTTCGTAAATTTTAAGTTGAACTAACTTACTTATAACACTTCTATAACCTTTTGAGAAGTGATTTGCTAATTCATGAACGTCTTTTTGACCTTCTTCATTATATAGTTTAATTAATTCTGCTTCTTGTTCGTCATTCCAAGCTTTTACACTCATTTTTGCTCCAATTCTAGCTCAAGTTGTGTATTCCATATATATCTTTGAGCTACCGCATCACTTGCGTCTTCTAATAGGGGGACAAGAGAACTTACTTCGTCTGCAGGAATTGAGAATCCTGATTTGGTTGGATACCACTGTCCTGTATCTCCGTCCATTGAGTATTCTCTAATGTGTAGATAGAGTTTGTCTCTAAATTCGTTTATTGTTACTTTTACAGCGTTTCCGTTAGGTTTATGGAAAGCAGTTCCGAAGTCAATATTCATAAAATTACCGTTTGTTCAGTGTTGATAAAGTCTTTTAACCAAGGGGAGACAGGGTATGCTTTAAATATCTGTACTAATGAGTACCTAGTTTCTGTTTCTGATTTATTTATCATTCCGTGTCCTACTAAATCAGGATCAAACAACACTGTTTCACCTTTTTTAAGACTAAATTGTTCAACAGAACCTTCAAGATTAAACTGATAAATAAAATCATCACTTTCGGTTAACGCTGTGACTGCTCTAAGTCTAAAATCTTCATTGCTTGTCGCGTTGATATTATTATCATCTGTATGAATAGGGATGGTTTGTCCTGGTTCTTGTTTATGTACTCTAACCCGTGTAGTCTCAAAATCAAAATAATCTATTAAAGGTTTACATAATTTATAGTATTTTGTATATTTAAAATCTTCGGGGTTTTCGACAGGTTTGTTTCTATAAAAACTATGAATACCACCATCATTACTTTTAATTGATACTGCATCTACGTTACCTGCTAAATCTAAATCATCGTGACCTTTAAAATTTAACTGGTTTAACCATGAGTTATCACTCGTAATTTTAGTCTTGGCTATTATAAGCATTTAAATAATCCTTTAATCTATTGCCTTCTATTGGTCGATCTAAATAGTCTTTACCTAAGATCCATATATTAGGATTTTTATTACCAATCTGTTTTAACCAAGTCTCATAACAAGCTTTAACACCTGATACACCTCTTAAATACTGAGCGCCTACAGTGTGAAAAGCATTACTCCACCATATAACTGAGTTATCATTAGGGGTGATTAACGAAGTAATTTTTTCTGGAGTTTTACATATATCACAGTGAACATATTTATGATTCAACGTTCTATATCTATCCCAATGTTCTTTAATTGCTTTTTCAGAACCCCACCATTTTAATTCTCTCTCCCATAACTCTTTTCTAGATAAATACTCAGTGCCGTTCCCACCTGTTTCGTTAATTCTAAATTTCTTTTGAGCATAGTCAAGAAACTTAGGATAGTCTTCTCCATCCCATTCTCTGACTAACATTTTTTTAAACGCTAAAGCTGACTTACTATAATCATAGTAAATAACTTCACAATCATCAGTAAAATCATAGTGATTTAAAATCATATTAGGTTTAAAACTTGCAGCAACAGCATATAATTTATCTATCGGTTTTTCTATATTTACATATTTTAAATCAGAGTAGTTTTCTGTATTCCAAAAAAACACACAGTCTTGGGCATAGTCAACTATGTTAGTAATCCAAGATAATTGGTGTTCCAAGTCAGCGGCACTTGTTGTTGGGTATATAAATTGTTTGTGTTCTCTGATTTTAGGGTGAAAATTATATACCGTTAGATCATTAGCTAAACTAGTATTAATAAAATTCCACCCATCTACTAAAGGTGTACACACAGTAAGTTCTTCTGTTGGTTTCAAAGACAGAGGTGTATAATCATCATGTATATCTTTCACATGTCTCTCAGCCTTAGTTACGAATTCTTTTTCAGAACTTTTAGTACCAAATACTGGTTTATCAAATTTTTTATAGTATTTAAGATTTACTAACATACATTGTTTGTGTAATCCGTAATAACCTTCTTTACCACTGGGGTTGTTAAGGTTCTTTTTATTCTTGTCCATAATATGCCCAGTAATAAAAAAATCTTGTTTAGCTATCCATTTTTCAATAAAAGTAAAAAAAGCTGCCTCTTTTATAATGTGTCCCACACTTTGAATTAAACAATAGTCTACATCATAGTTCAACGCTTCATCTAAAACATCATTAATGTTTTCTTTGACAATCATTGGGCCGAAATATTTAAATCTAGTAAAGAATTCGGTTATTTCTTTATTCTTTTGTGCTTGGCTTAAATTATGTGACATTCGGGTATCGTCATATATACCTACTACATAATTTTTGTTTTTACCCATTATTCTTTTCATAACTTCTCACAACTAATTCTTCATATTCCTTTGTCTTGATGCCGTGAACAATAATATGATATCTATCTTCATCGCTTTTGTTAATGTAAGCGTGCTCATTACCTACATCAAGTAACATTGCTTTTCCAGGAGAAAAAGGCACATACCCTTCATGATTGCTCATTTTCATTAAGCAACCTTTTGGATGATTTAGTGCCATGTTAATTGGTGATAACTTAGAGTCAAAGGAATCTCTATGGGGGGTAATATAACCTCCAGGTTCTAAAAGCATAAATCTAAGCCTAAAATAACTTTTGAAAGGGAATGTATTTTTAAAGAAATGTGTCGTGACAGGACATTTATTGGCTATTTCTGTCCAGATGTACGGTGTCTCTTTATTAGACTTATAGCCATATTGCTCGTAATGATTAGTTTTATCAGAATCAATTCCGTGAATACATAAACTACGCCAACCTTTATGTCTGTACCCACCATTACCATCTTGATCTCTGTGTTTTACGAATAGTTCTTTAATTGCTTTAGCTTCCTCGTACATTTCTCCATAAGGATACTTTATATCCAACTCTAACCAAGGTATATTACTTTCGTTAACAATCCAACTAAACGTTTTCATATAGATCTAACAACTCCTCATCAAAAGCAAAGCTAGTCCCACAACCACAAGAGGCTCTTGCTCCTGGATTGACTACTTTTAACATTTTATTCATTCCTGAATCTTCTAAATCAATAGCAGACCCGTATAGAAATTTTAAACTTTCAGGATCAATAACAGACTTAGGAGATTCACAAAAAATTATATCTTCTGCATCAGTAGTTTCTGTAGGCTCAAATAAATAATTAAAACCAGAACAACCGCCTCCTGCTACACCGAATCTAAACAGCTGCCCTTCCTCTAGATTTTGACTAATAAATATCTGTGCTTTCGGTGTAATAGTAGGTAACACCCCATGAAACTCAGATTCTATAATAGGAGCATTACCGTGAAAATCTGCTAGAACTTTATCCTCAAGAGTAGGTTGGTGCCTTTCTAGTACGCTTTGGGCTAGCCTAGCTACCTCGTCTTTGTCTAAACTAGCTTCTAATTCTTCAAACCATTTATCTAAATCGGTTGGGCTTGTCTGATTTTCCGACATTTAAAAGTACCTCCACATATTGTTTTGCTACATTCTCCCAAGTATTTGGCATATCAAGTGCGCTAACTCTATCAAAATGATTTTTCTTTTCATGAGAATGGTACATCCATTGTAGCGTTTTTTCTAAGTTTTGTCCACTAGGTTCGTTAACGATTGTGTGAGAGCTCATCATGGTAAACGAGTCACCTGGTTTTTGAGCAAAAACTTCGTCTGCAGATATGTCAACTACTGTTTGATTTGTTTGAATTCTAATACCAATTTCTTCTGGAATAAAATCTTGATGAGGACCTGTATCAGGTAAGATAGGTACACAACCACACGCTACTGCTTCTTGAATATGCATACCAAAACCTTCAGCTCTATAAGGATGTACTACTACTTTTGATGCTTTAAAAATATCTGCCATATCTTCGTCTGAAATATTATCATCAATATAGATTACAGGAGCACATTCAGTTTTATATTGCATTTTAACAAGTTCATTGAGAACACCGTTTTTACCGTAGATTGCGGGGTTATCTTTAATGATCAAGCGAGCATTATCATAAGACCTGAAGCACTTATGCCAAGCATTGATAAGTAAGTCTAAACCTTTTCTCCACTGAGAGTTACCAACATAAACAAAGTTAAATTTATTTTTATCGATACCATATGGTAAGTTTTTTGGCTCTTCTTTATTAAACAGTTGTTCATTATAACCGTTAGGTACTACCGTAATAGATTGTGGGTTTAATCCGCCTCTCACAGCTATATCCCTAATATAGTTAGAGGGTACAATCACATGATCTGCAAAAGTTTCCCACTTATGTTGCCACTCAAAGGGTAATTTAGGATACTCCCAAGGTTGGATATAAACTACTTTAGTTCGCTCGTCTGTCGGCCATTGCCATATAGGTGGGTACGAGTGTCTAATTTGTATGTCTGGATAGCTATTACCATCTATTTCTTTTGCACTAATATCTTTAAGTTTTTTAACAACTTTTTTATCTAATCCAGCGTCTGGAGTATAGTCATCTAAAGGTGTTATATACAAATCTATATTATCATTCTCACTAAGGATAAGAGCGATATTTCTATTGATAATAGTCAAAGAATGATTATCATAAAATTTTCCAACAAATTCAATATTCATTAGTAAGCTCTCCCTAAATGCTGAGTAATATAACTTTCAACTTGCTCTGACGGTACAGCAAATAGGGTTGGCCACTGTGAACCACCTAGTCCTGATGTTTTAAAGTTTTCTAGTTCGTGATAATTATCCCAAGTTACTTGAGACCAAATTTGATAAAAAGGATCTTGTTCCACTAAATCTGAATGTCCAATATTATTAATTTTTTCATGCAACTCTTTCTCAGGACGACACAAACTCCAATGAAGCGCGACTAACGGACTTAATAGTCTATTACCCCCAGCGGCTGAGTTGTTTGTCCAACGAGCATAAGTAAAAGTACTCTCTTTAGAGGTAACAAATCCTTGATTTTCTCCAAAAAAAGGAGACGCATCAGTGTTAGCAATCATAAGTGTTTGTGAGTTGCCCTCTGCATCTTCAACAACTTTATAGGGAGTGGCCCAAGTCATACAAAGATCTGTTTTATTGTAGTATTTTTCTACAAGAGGACAAAAATTGAGAAAGAAATCTTTAGCATTAACTAGCATTTCGTCAGCATCAAAAGAAAAGATCCAGTCGTAAGAACACTGTTCTTTTAAAAAGTTACGTTCATAATTATCGTTTTCTATAGCAACAGCTGATTGGTGAAAGTCTTCTTCGATAATTGATATCTTGCTATCTCTATCAATTTGTGAAAGCTCGCTCCAAAGAGAATCCTCATCAAACGAAAAGTTATTACCACTCCAGGTTATACGATCTTTATCAATTCCAAGTACTATTTCATCAACATAGTTATAATATCGTTTTATAGATTGCGCTAGAAAACGATTAGCATCATAACTAATAAGACTAATTACGCTTTTCTTTTTAGCCATTATTCACCTTTGTATTACTTGTAGGTTTAGTTGCTGCTTTTACTGGTGCCTTAACAGGTACAGCAACAGCTTTTTTAATAAAACCTAAAACTCTAACTCCGCTGTAGTATTTTGTAGAGTCTGCGTTAGTTCCTGATATTCTAACTTCAGAGAATTGTAAGTTAACTTTAGCTTCGTGCTTTCTAAGAGCTTCATTAAGCTGTTCCGCGTGATCATTATTAGATTGTTGACTAAAAACAACAACACTACTTTGCGTTAAAGCAGGTAAAACATTTTCAAAAAAAGCATCATATGATTCATAGTTCACAGGACTAACATCAAAAAAGCAAACACTAAAGGTGTTTTTAGGTAATTCAGCTGTTTTGAAGTCTGATTGTATAATAGAGATGTCCTCTCCGTTTACTACATCTGGTTGTAGTCGGTATGTATTGATGTTAGCTTCTAGTTGAGATTTCATATTATCCCAAATAAATCCTTCTGGAGCCCACTTGTTTGGTTCTCTATCATCATATAGAAAGCTGTCTACTCCTACAACTTTTACGTCATTGCCTCGTGCAGCTGCAATTAGAGTAGAACCTTTATATGCGCCTATTTCTAGATAGCTACATTTTTCAGCAGCACAAAGATTATTGATCAAACATCTTAACCTAGTTGAACTAAGTCCGTGAATCTCTCGCTCTCGTTCTGATAGTTTAGATCTCTCATTGTCTGCCATTTCTAGTGAGGCTTTTACCCACTCGTGGTTTAATTTACCCATTAAAGATTCTCCTTAAAATATGTGTGTCAATTAGATAAAACGGAATACAAATAACAAAAAGTAATAGCCAAATTACTACTAAAGGGATTAGCCATAAAAGAGTAATAATGAAACCGAACCAAGCTAATAGTGTAGTAAAAAATCCAGCTTTTTGTTGTGTACTTTGTAACGCTGATCTAAGTTCTTCTTTTGATATAAACACTTTATCCACTTTTTATCTCCTTGTCCAGCGTTTTGTAAAATTTAGAGTTTGCCCATTTCGTCTGGAGACGTGTGAGGTTTCTCGTTTCCATATTTGCTTTGTTTTGGTCTTTTATTCGTTTGTTATCCCGCGATTCGTGGTGATAGAGTCGTACAGGTATCTGATAGATGCTGTAACCATTTTGTCTTCCAGACAAGCAGTAATCGACGTCTCTGTTGTATGTCCATTCAAAGGAGGGGTCAAAATTGCCCACGGAATCGATAAATTCCCGTCTAATGTAACAACCTCCAAATGTTGTCCAGGCGATGGAGCGCGTGGTATCGTACTGTCCTGAATCAATTTCCAGCTCTGATTTAAACGTTGACCTGTTTTCCAATACAAGTCCACTTCCGAAGTGATCTGGTCTACCGTCAGTGAACTTTCCTCCTGCACACTGTATGAAATGTTCGCCACTCTCGTTTCTTGCTGGGTACAATAACAAACAACCAAACATTCCTGCTTTTGGGTATTGCTCGACATATGCAAGCACCTCCTCAAACCAGCCATCATGATGGGGACTCATGTCGGCGTGTAAAATAAATATGTCATCTTTAGGATATTGATTCCATATTTTTTGGAACATCAAATCTGAACCAATTCCTGCAACATCTTTTTCGTAGTGAACATCTAGTTCCCAAAATTGTTGTTGATGCTGTCTAATTTCTTGATCAAACACATATGGTGTTATAATTTTTACTGTCATCTACTCTTTTTCTATTTTCATAATAATCAAATATTCTATTAAACTCCCTGTCATACTGCCCATCTAATACATCTTGAATATCATCTAATGAGTTGATAGGTGAGACTCCAGCATTTAGATAAATGCCTTCATTCTTATGAGTATTACCTGGTAATACAATAAATTTGCATCTTGCTTTAAGTGCCGCATACGCCTCGTGATGTCGTCCTGTGACTAACAATTGTGCGTGTCTCAACCTATTAACTATACTATTCCAATCCTGTTTAAAAATATCAATCTTTGGATAATTTAAATTGAATGAATCAACTTTACTATCAAAACGATTACCTTGATAAACCTTTACAGGAGTAAAATCTTGAAAAGGAACATTTGGTCTAATACTTCTGTCTAAAACAAGATCACTTTTAATACCGTGTTTATTTTTAAGTTCTTGTTGTGAAATAATATCTCTTACTTCAATAAGACTACATTTAGCTAGAACTTCGTCGTAATCATTTGTCATATCTTGCCAAACAGTATTGACCAACTGAATATCACATCCAACTTTATGAGCATCTTTTAACGCTTGTAAAAACTTTATTGCATTACTCTGATTATGATGCATAGTACCCTCACCATTCAGAATTACAGTAGAATACTCTAAAAAATTAACTTCAACAGGTCTATTAGTAAAAATACTATTTTCAAAAGTAAATGTTTCTATCACTTTTGCGCAACCATGATGATAATGAGTAGTATCATTTAAAAGTAGTGTTTTACCTGTTAACAAATAAATTTATACCTTTTTGTTTTATCTAATATTTGTCCTAGTTTTACTAATTTTTCTTTGTCATTTTGTTGAACTTTTTCAAATCCATATAAATTAAAATCTTCAAACCCTAGTACATATCCTAATGCTACAGCATTTAGAGCAGAACATAAACTACTTGTGTTAAACCATTTTCTTGAGTCAAATTCATAACACCTTTTATATTCATTAAAAAATTTATATGTTTGAGGAGTCATAAATATGAGTTGATTTAAATTATTATCAGCAACAAGTTTTTTAATTATGGGTTCGTCTACAGCAAAGATTATGTTAGCCCATTTACAATGAAAATTGGTGCCAATAGTGAAGTTATTTGGGGTAACAAGGGCTTTTGAAGGGCCTCCCCCAACAATATTAACCGTCATTGTCTTTCGCTTCTATATCTTTTATTTTTTCCTCTTCTAGTCTCTTCTGCATATACTTTATAATAGGTTTCATGGTAATGCTATATTCCATCTTCTGTTCGGCTAGTTCAATNTCTTTCTCTAGGATTGCAATGCGTGTACCTCTCCACCAGCTTCCATTCTGTTCCATTGTCTATTTCTTTCTGTCTTTTATCTCTATATCTTTTATTCTTTTTTCCATCCAAATTATGACTGTTTGTATGTCTGCTCTTGGATATACATAAAGCGCCTTTAAATCTTCTAATTCTTTCTTAAATGTTACTAATAAAGCCCAATCAGTACTACTTAACATTAGATTAATTTATCCGTCCATGTTTTAGGGGTGTCATCCATTGTGAACTCTAACGGAAGGTGATACTCAAATTCTTTTGGTTCTCTGCCTTTTATCCACGCAACCATTTCTTCTAAAGTTTTATCTACACTGATACTTGCGTTATAGTTAAACTCCCGTCTAACTTTATCTGAAGAACAGTAAGCGTTTTTAACCTCTCTAGGCCTATCAGGAAAATGATCAAAAGAAGGATAAACAGAACAATGATGTCCTACTTTATAAGCTAGTTGTTTGATTGATATCTCGTTCTCATCTGGACCAATATTGTACGCTTGACCTATGATATCTTTTCTATCGGAATTCATAATTTTATATACAGCCTCGATACAATCACGGACGTTTGAAAACGAACGTTTCTGTTCTCCATCACCGTAAATAACAATTGGTTTACTCTGTATACATCGATTAATCATGATACCTACTACATTCCTAAAAGGGTCATAATATCTTTGTCCTACCCCTATAACATTATGAGGTACTACTGTTACAAAGTTTAGTCCGTGTATTTCATTTAACATTTCTAGGTGTTCTTCAGCTTGTGCTTTAGCTAACCCATAAGGATCAACAGGTTTACGTGCTATATCTTCTGTAAAAGGAGGCTGTTGATCACCGTATCTTGCCATAGAGGAACAGTTTATAAGTAGTCTCACTTTATTAGCTAAACATGCAGAAGCTACAGAGACTGTCCCGGATACAATAGAGTTTACAGTACAAGCTGGAGAAAACACACTTAAACCCTCATAGGGTAAAGCAGCGGTATGAAATACTGTATCAACTCCTTCACACAACTCTGTTAATAGAGCTGTATCTTGAATATCCCCACGAATATAAGTAGCCTTTTCTGGTACATTACCTTCTACACCTCCTATCATGTTATCTATACC